GCATCAGCCCACGATGTTCTATCTAATGAGCCTGTTGTCCAAACATTTTCTTCATAATTATAAGTCACTATTCTATCTATGTTTGTTGAACCTGATTTAGGATAAAACCAATTTAGTTCTCCATATAAATGATTTAAACCTAAATAAACTTGTTCACCATTATTATAACTTATTCCTAAGTTATTATCTTTAGTTGTAAATACAAAATCTTCTACTAAACATGGAACTGATTTAACTGTACCATCATAGACAAAAAATCCTCCCGCTTGACCCATCCACCATACAGCACCATTAACATATCTAATTGCATGTTGACCAATTAATCCACAATTAGATCCTACTTGTCTAACAGAGAATGTAAAGGGTGGTCCTACAAACTGTATTACATAAGCAGAGGTATCAGTTAAAACTAAGATATAATCTTTTCCTTTTGCTGCTCCTACAATTTTAACACCTGAATCTAATCTAAATGTTCCTGCAGTATTAACTGAAGTTGGAGTATAATCCTCAATATCTTCTTGATCTGAAAATCTAATAAACATTTTATCTTGCGAACCCGTGCTTCCTATAGTTGTTTCCGTTCCAAGAATAAGTAAATGTCTGTCTCTTTCAGAAACCATAGACATTACTGATTTAGTGGGAGCACCACTCACTACAGTTGCACGTGTAGTCAATGCTGCTGGTACGGTAGCAATTGGAATCCACTCGTAAGTTTTTCCATTTTTAATAGTTGCAATTAATTTTTCTCCGAAATGATCTAATGACCAAGAGGCGGGATCTAATAATACTGATGAGCTGGCAGATGCTGCACCCCATGCTATAAAAAATTCTACTGCTGCACCACTACTATGTGCATCTTTTGAAGATCCATTAGCTCCTCTAGTGATAGTAGTTAAATCGTTACCTGCAATTCCTGTGTATGAAATTAATTCACTATCAACTTTTATAACACCACTAGTTGGAAATCCTGTAGTTGAAGTAAGAGTTACAGAAGTACCTATCCCCCCAGTACCGGCAGTATCATTTAACAAAGCACCATTTAAAGTTCCTAAAATTCCTGATGATCCTCCCCATCCAGATGTTCCAAAACCATATCCATAAGATTGATTTAAAGGACCTGGTTTAATGTAAGGATTTATAACAGCAGAGCCAGTACCTGAAGTATTAGCTGCAGAATTTGTAGCCATAGTAATTGTAAAAGTATCTATCGTAGGTACAGTAACTACTTCAAAAGTTTGATCTTCAAAAGCCCCCGTAGTATATCCTGATCCTGTGGGCACAGTAACAGAGGTAAATGTAAATAGATCTCCTATTTCTAATCCATGAGTTACTTTATTAACAGTAACAGTTGGTTGATTAAGAGTTGCATCAAAATCAGCACCTGTAATAGCAGTGTCTAAAGGAGTAATGTCATAAAATGCTCCTCCATAATAAATAACTAAAACTTTATTAGTTCCCAGAGAGGCATATTTTCTACCATCTAAATCAGCCCAAACTAATTGTTCCCTAACCGCTCCTGCTAAAGTTTTATTAAGAAGTTGTTCCCAACCTCCTATTTTCTCAGGAAGACCATATCTAAATCTAACAAAATCCCCATCAGTCCACTGTCCCTCAGCGCCTGTTGCAGTTACTTGTTTATTAAAGCCTGGTTGTATCTGTACGTTTGTTAATGGCATAAGTTATTCTACCATATCCTTTATTTTATAGAAAGATCAACTGGTTTTACTTCTAGGTCATTAACAAATTTATTGTTTTCTGGGTCCTTTCTCTCGTCCTCTTTTATTGCGTGTTGTAGATGAGCTACAAGGCCTAAAATACCATTAGTAAGTGTATAAATATTTTCTCTTTTAAACACAAATTTATTACCATTCTTTTTAATAATTTTAAGCTCTTCATCACTAAAAACAATGGCTCCTTCTGTTACATCTTTATTTAATTGAAATTTCATGATTATTTATGTCCTCCTTCTATACTATTATAATTTGTTGAGAATATTATTCTTGGTCCTAAATCAGGCCTTTTATTATCACTCATATGTTCTAGTGCTGAGTTAAATACTAATAGTTTTCCTGAATATGGTTTGTACTTACAAGTAAGATATGTAAGCTCATTAAATCTTTCTGCCTCATTTAGCTCAATCGGATTTAACACAGCTCTTTCTCCCATCTTTGGTCTTATCAATAGAGGATTGCTAGAGTGATAGAAAGGACTTCTAAAGCGTGTAGGCTGGTCTTGTGGTTCTGCTTGTAAATAAAATATTGTACTAATAGCCCAACCTAGGTGTTTGTGCCAAGGATTGTTTTCATGTGGTTCATAATCAAAATACCAAGACTCACAAGGTTTCATTGTTTTGTAATTATGTGCTTCTGTAAAAGTATTTACTTGTTCTTGTTTCCAATCATATAATCTTTTAAATCTTTCATCTTTATGAAGGTGAAGATATTGATATCCTTGAGGCGTGTCCTCTCTGATATTTAAATACTCTTTATATTCTTTTTGTATTTCATTTATAAATGGACATTCCGTAGCACCAATTACGGTTGGAAACCATTTATGTAAATTTAACATAATTATTTATGTTCCCCTTGTCCTAATACTCTTCTTTTATCTAATGCCCATTCCCTATGGGGTCCCTCTGCATTTACATAATGTAAAAAACATTGATGATGCCAATCTCCTAAAAACTCATCTCGCCAATGCCACAAATCACACCCTTTATATATAACTGCATCGCCAGGATCTAGTAGGACTTTCTCTCCGTCTAGATATATAGGCCATTCAAAAGTTTTACAACTATCAATACTCACTGTTACACTTATTTCACAAGCGGGTCTATCTTTATGTTTTTTTAAAACTGAATATTTATTATAAATTCTAAAAAATGAATAAGTAGGAAATAATTTTAACTTCGTTTTTTCTTCCATTAATTTATGTTTGTTTCCTAAAATAGATTCAAAAGCCCAATCCGCATAAGCACCACAAGAAGCACCATCTTGAAAATCAAATTGTGTTATATTATTTCTTATATAAATTTTACCATAAGTAGATAATAATTTTCTTTCTGATTCTTCTAAAAAATTTTTAACTACTATATATCTATCCATTACGCCATCCATCCTACAACTACATACCTAGTTCCACTAGTCACTGGATTAATATGATGAGTAAATATAAAATTACTTGGGAATACAACGCCCATATTTTTACTTATTTTAAATGTTTTTGTATGCTTTTTAGAAAAATGAAATGTTATTTCTCCTCCTTCATAATCATCGTTTAAAACAAAAATATAACTTAATTGTCTTGGGGTTGTGTGATGATAATCAGAATGAAGCATATAAAAATTAGTTTCTTCATATTTTAAAAAATTTATTTCAAAATGTTCCGTCATCTTGGGATGAGCATTACCTATTATATCAAAATATTTTAGTGTAAATTTCATAAATGAATGTTTTAAAAAATTAAACCAAAAAATAGATGTACACTTTTCATTACCTAAATTGGTAATAAACTTTGATTTAACTTTTCTAACCTTTTCATCTACTAAACCGTACTTTTTATTTCCGTCAGTGATTATGCTAGCTTTTTCCCATTCAATATCATTTTTCATATATTGAGTAAGTTTTTTTAAAGTAATTTCATCTAAGAAATTTTCGGCTATAAAAACATAGTTTTCTATTTCCATGATGATTTATTTTTTAGATAAAACATATTTTTATATCTGTTTAGAAATTGTATACCCCAAAATGACGGTTGAAGCTTCTCTTGAGTACTTTCATAAAATGTTGTTTCCATTTTCCAATCATCTCTTTTAAAAGGTATTACTTGTACATACGGGAGACCTTTTTGTAAAGTTAGATTAACCTCCCCATGTTTTTGATAATTCATTATAATTGGAAAATTTATTTCTTGAAAATGATATGTATCAGTATGAACAATTGCTGGAATAATAGAAAAAAAATCTTGAGACGGATTATTAAGAGGATTAACAAATAAGCAAGAATACCCCCTTGGTGTTTTTATTCTCCACGGATTATGTATTTTTAAAAATGGACGATCTTTACCTCCATTTTTGTCAATAAATGGAGAACCCTCTAGTTGGCCAGAAGTATGAGTTTTAGGGTCTGCAATATTCACCCCTCTTGCTTTCATTATGTTTGTAGCTCCTCCTTCATCAATAGAAGTAAAAATTCTTGTAATTGGTTTACCTTGATCATCTTTTTTAACACCATACTCAATTTTATAATCCACAGGTAATTTTAATAAATAACCAGTAATCATACTTTCTAAAAAAGGCATACAACCTTTAATAGTACGTTGATGTACTAAAGTATCTTTGTCTATCTGACCGTGTTCTAATTTTTTATACCACTCTGGTATATTAGTTTTAATGGGTGTTGGAAAATCTTCTTTTAAATCGTAATACTCTTTAGGAGCTAAAAATTCAATTTTATTCATTTCAGTGTTTTACACTAAAATATTACTACTATCAACAATTACCTAATTCGGCTTAACCAAGTAATTCCTTGATCCTCTGCTATTTCTGGAATAGTTTTTTGAATAGGGTATGTCAACCCAGAAAGATCTTTACTTTGTAAAGAAATAATTTGAGCATTATAGTCTGCATCTTTATCGTTAGTTGAAGGATTATTGTCAATTAAATTATTTATGTGTGTTTGTAGGTCTTCTACAGTATCCCAGATTGGGATAGCGTTTTCAGTTTTTCCGTCAACATAAGAAGGATTACTTAAAATTATATTTCCCGAATCATCATATGATGGAACTTTTCTTTGTAATCTAATATCATTGTATTGTGAATCATTAATTTCACACACTTGATAACCTAGTTCTGAAAAAGAAGTAATATCTGTACCAGTAGGTTTTAAGCGTATTATAGCTCCCTGATGGTTCGGATGATCTTTATTAAAAATTACGTAAGCCATATTTTAGCCTTCCCATATCCATAAAAATCCAGCTCCACCTTGTCCACTTGGAGCTGTATTTTGACCACTACCGCCAGCGCCATTATTCCAAGTCTGAGATCCTGCATTATTTCCACCAGCTGGCCAATTTCCCATAGGTGCTAAGCTTTGATTATTACCAAAATCATAAATTAAATCTGTAGCTGCTGCAGTTCCTGGATTTCCTGGTGTTCCACCTGCGGGTGTTTGACCTTGTCCTCCATTACCACCAGTAGTACTAAAGTTGTGAAAACTTGTTGCTCCTCCAGCATTTCCTAGATTTCCTTTATTACCTCCAGCGCCTACAGAGTAAGGTGCACTAAAAGGTGCAGTAACATCATCATGATAATAACCACTCCCACCATATCCACCTTGTCCTGTTCCGTGAGATATCCCTAAACCACCGCCACCGCCTGCAGCTTGAACGTAACAACCAATTTTAGTTGCCGTCGGTGATGCAGTATAGGTTCCACTCGCTGAACCTGGTAAAAAACCAGCAGCATTATAAATCCATCCTCCGCCTCCAGCAGAACCGGATGATGCAGTCGTAATTCTTCCTTGTGCGTCAACTGTAATCGATGCAAGAGTATAAGACGCTGCTGTTACAGCAGTGTTGGCTAATTGATCTGCTCCTACAGCATCATCTGCAATTTTAGCCGAAGTAACTTGATTAGCTGAAATTTTTGCAGTAGTAATTGCATCATCTGGAATTTTAGCCGTAGTAACTTGAT